AGACGGCATACGAGATCGTGATGTGACTGGAGTTCAGACGTGTGCTCTTCCGATCTGGCGGTGGATAGCCCCGAGTTTGAGATGGTCTCGGCCCCCGGTGATGACGCTCCTCCGCTCCCGGCTGATTTCGCGGGGGCGTTTGCGGTCGAGAGATCGGCGGGGTTCGTTGCCGGGGGTTTCACGGACCCGAAAAACGCAGGGATAGCAGCGAACGGGGAGAAGCGGATTTATGGACGAGACTCCGATGGGGCTGTCCAGTGCGCGGTGTATCTGCAGGCCGATGGCTCTGTGGAGATCAGCAACAGTTCCGGAACTGTAACGCTCAAGCCAGACGGTTCTGTCGATGCGAACGGGGCCACGATTTCTCCGCAGGGCGCAGTCACTACAGCGAACCTTGTGGATGTGGATAACCACATGCACCTAGCTGGATCGCTGGTAGCGCCACCTGGCGGCGGCCCAGTCACGGGGACCACGGGGGCACCGATACCAGGATGAGCACAAATCAATCCGGAGATGTGCTGTTGAAACTCGGCGGGGTAGTGGACCAGGCCAGTGTGGGATCTGTTACACCGGCCCTGGATGCGTTCGGCATCCAGCTATTCAACGGCCTAATGGACATGACAGAATCCTTTGAGACTGCGGTGGGGCTGTCGTTTTTCGGCGGGAACTTTGACGACAACGGGACCACCGCCACGAAGCCACTGGGATGGTGGGCAAACCTGATCGAAGAGGATCCGGCAGCCCGCTATGTGAGCCGGGTTCAGAATATCATCCGGGGTATGCCTGCCACGAGCGCGAACCTAGTTCTCCTGGATGAAGCGGCGCTCCTGGATCTGCAGTGGTTACTGGATCTTAAAATTGCCAACGGCATAACGGTGGTCTCCCGGATCACGCAGCTGAATAGGGTTGACATAGCGGGGACCATCCAGGCGGTGGGCCGTGAAGAAGATTTTTCATTCACCGAAACGTGGAAGGCCTCCGTATGAGCAGTATTCAAACCCCTACCACAGCGCAGATAGCCACGAATTTAGTAGCAGGCCTGAACGCTGCACTGGGGATCACGGTGCAGCTGCTCCCGAAGTCCTTCGTGGATGTACTCACTAAGTCCATGGCCGGTGTGTTCATCCTGCTATGGAAGTATGGAGGGTTCATATTTCTACAGATGTTTGTTCGCACCGCCACGATCAAGGAGGTAACGATAAACGGTGTCACGGTGAGCCCGCTCAAGGAGTGGGGCCGGCTGATCCTGTCAACCGATCCGGATCCGCTTGCGGCCACACAGGCTAAGCTCGATATCACGATCACAGTGCAGACACAGACCGGATCCCTTCCGGCTGGAACGCAGCTCACGAACTCAGGGAACGGTGTGATCTATCTCCTGGATGCGGCGGTGGCACTCAGTGCGCCTACTGTAACGGGATCGGTTACCGCTGTGGCGGACCAGTCCGGGGGTGATGGCTCGGGGCTGATCGGGAACCTGATCATAGGCGATGCCATATCGTTCGTGAATCCGGAGGCCAATGTGTTCCGGGATGCCGTGGTCCTGGCGGTTACCACCATAGCGATAGACGCGGAGTCCACCGACGACTACCGACAGCGGATCATCGATCGGTTCCAGGCCCGCATTCAAGGCGGGGCTCCGGTGGACTATGTGGTTTGGGGCGGAGCCGCTGCACTCGTGACGAACATCTACCCGTACACCTGGGACCCGGCTACGCCACTGGGGGATCCTGGCGTGGTGAACGTTTATGTGGAAGTAAGCGGACCGGATGCCGATGGCATCCCCAGCAATGCACAGCTGACTGCAGTGTTAGACGATATCGAAACCACAGGGGCCACCGGCCTGGCGGACAGGCGTCCGGCTAATGCGTTCACCGGTATGTTCGCGATCACACGGACCGGCTTCGATGTCGAGGTGTCCGGGCTCGTGGTGGACAACCCGACTAGTGTGCAGGCGAGCATCACCACAGCTATTGTAGACTTCTTTCTAGCGGTGGAGCCCTTCGTGGCTGGGGTCACTGTGCTACCTCGAACTGATCTAATCACCCAGTCCGGCCTGGTAGGCATCGTGGAGGATCTGGTCACTGCGGTGGGCGGATCGTTTATCGGCGTGACTTTCAAGCTCGCAAGCGGCGGCGGGAACATCCCCGCGTATAACGTGGGGCAGGGAGAGAAGGCCAAGCTAGACGGTGGGGTGGTTACCTTCGTATGACGATCTATTTCAGGATGATCCAGCACCTGGTTCCCAGGGCCCGCGCGTGGCTGCTCGTGATGGACGCGCAGTTCCGGCAGTTCATGGTGGGGCTGTCCAGTATCTCCCAGGATGCCCGGCTGTTCTTCGATGCTATGTGGGATGACCTGCAGCCCTCCACCACGAACCAATTGGACCTGTGGAACGATCAGTGGGGTCTGCCCGAGACCGGGCTATCCACAGCGGACCAGAGGACCCGGCTGGATGCAGCGTGGAAGAAGCTCGGAGGGCAGAGCCCTGACTACATCGAGACCACGCTACAGGCAAACGGGTTTAATGTGTTCGTCCACGAGTTCTGGGGAGCCGGTGCAGCTCCGGCGGTTCCGTATGTAGCGCCCACACCAGTGGCCGCTCCCGGCGGGCTAGTCGATGCGGACCTTCTGGTGAACATGATCCGCACGGTGTCCGTGGAGGGACTCGGGGCAGGCGATGACGACATGGAGGCCGGTGAGGATGAGGCCGAGGCGGGGAACTTCTTCGGTATCACCTTCGGAGAAGTGGAATACACCGTTCCCGTAACGGCCGAAGAGAACGCCTATATGCTTTACATCTCAGCGGCGGCGTTCCCTGCTCGTGCCACTGTGGACGTGGATCGAAAGCAGGAGTTTAAGATCCTGCTCCGCTCAATTTGCCCACAGCAGCAATGGCTGGGGCTGCTAGTAACTTACGTTTAGGAGACACCGATGGCACTTGATTATAAAGCTACCTATCCGCTTCGATACGGAACCGGCACTGCAGCATTCCCGCAAGGTGTCCCGCAGAACGTAACGTTCCAGAACGATGGGACGGGCTCGCCTTGGGAGGCTTCCACGATCAAGGACTTCATGGGATTTTTTCAAGGCCTTGTAGCTCAAGGGCTCATAACACCCAATGGCGTGTTCGATACGGCTACAGATTCAGACTACATCCGTGGGATGCTCGCACTGTGCACTGCGGTCCCCATGAACGAGAAGCGGGGCCTCCGGATAGTTCAGACCGGTGGGTTCCCGGTTACGCAACACGAGATACGCGCGGGCTCTGTCCGAAATCAAGCTGACACGCATAACCTAGTGCACGCGGCGACACTAACAAAAGGCACTGGAACGTGGATCGATACCGCCAGCCTTGGAGGAGTTGCGGACGGAGTAACCCCCGGCGTGGATACGTGGGTCCGGGGGTTCCTCGTGAAGAAGTCGGCGAGTGAAACGACTAGCTTCGTGTGGGATACGGATGTCGCCGCCGCCAATTTTTTCGGGTCAACTAACGCTATAATTGATGGCTACACAAACGCCACACTGTACCGCCGAATAACGTGGGATTTCTTCGAGTCCGCCACTGAGATCCGGCCGGTTCTGAACAGTGAGGTGGATACTAAACGGTTCCTGTGGAACCCCGCAACGGTTCTAAACCTCGGGCTAGTCCTGATAGCCAACGTGACCACAGGAGGGCCCCGGGCAGTGGTCGATATTTCAAAATTCGCGCCACCTTCTACGCGGGCCCGTATGGTCCTGGACTTCACCGGGAACGTAGCGGATGCACTCGCATCGGTAGCAATTACAGAGTCCGCCCAACAGGACGTGGACGCTACGTTCATGGGGGATGCCCTCAGCGCTGCGGGCGTGACGGTCTATCTCAAGCTTATAGAACGGGATGTGGGAACGGGGAGCACGGTGTTCCATCGGGTGGACGGGAACCCGACTAACCTGAATTTTACCACGCTGCAGGCCAGGGGCTGGACTGATACACTATCGACACCGTGAGGATTCTAGAGTGAGAGCTGGCATGGAGGCGACGGTGAGGCAGGTTATAACCACAGTGTTGACTGCAGGGATCATCGGTGGATGTACGGTGGTCTATGGCGCGGTGTCCGGGCATGCCACCACCATCGAGCTGTCCCGTGTGGAGACCGAATCCAAGGCCCGAGACCTGGAGCTATCGAAGCAGCTGCGGGAAGCTGCCCTGAAAGCTGAGATAGAGCGGATCGAGCAGGCGGAGTTCCGTGGCAAGGTCCTGGAGCACATGAAAATAGGAGGGGACTGATGGAGGACGAAACACTAGAGCTGCACTTCGAGACCATCACAAAGGCCCAGGAGACTGCATCCGAGACCACACAAACTGGGTTCTTGAACATGGGTAAAGCCATGGACCGGATCGAGGAACGTGCACTAGTTACAGAGACCCGTGTGGCCACAGTGGAGGTCGAGGTATCCAGGCTCCAGGTGATGGCCGAAAAATTCAAAGCTAACCCACTAATGCAAGTGGGTACAGGTACGCTAGGCGGCGGTGGAATAGCCACCGCAATTTGGCTCTACCTACAATCAGGAGCAGTCACGCCCCCATGAAATTTCTTGTCCTAGTTCTATCGTTAGTGATCGTATCGTTCGCAGCCCCAGCAACCGTGAGCGCGGAGTATAAGCTCGTGGACGATTTCACGCTGGACCTCTACCTCGTGAAGTTCGGCCGAGAGTTCTCGGTGAACCTCGGGTTTGCTGGCGCAGGCGTTCGGATCTTCCCGGCGGATCGCAGCACTGTGATTGACTTGCAGCCTACGTTCCTGGATCCGGTTCTAGGCTCGTGCAAAATCCCCAAGCTCAGTGCCAAGCTCCCATGGTGCACGCCTGATGAGGAATCGTGAACGCTCTGGCGCGAATCGGCGCCCTGCTGCTCTCCGGCCTGGGGATGGTGTGGGCACTGGTTAGATCTGCAGGCAAGCGGGCTCGGGCAGAACAGAAGCTTGAGATCGTAGAGGCGAACCAGGAGGCTGCATACAATGCGGAAAAGATTCTCGACGCACCGATGGGCACTGTGGACGAGCGTGCTGCTGCTGCTCGCAAGCGGCGGATGCGCAGGTCTGTCTCCGGTGAATTTTCGGATACTCCGCCCCGCCCCGGTGATGACAGAGCAAGCTGAGGTGCAAGCGGTGATGCTTGACGGCTCACCGCTTGCCGACTTTGCCTGGCAGTGCGATCGGTTCGGACTTTACATCGACACGCTGCGGGAGATCGGAAGAGCACACGTCTGAACTCCAGTCAC